GCAATGCCTATTACTCTAGCAGTAGCATATGCACTCGCATCTGCCTCAACCACCTCTTGTGTGACCGTGTGAACGCAAACCAAATCAAACGCTGATATTGCCCCACCAGCCAACATTTGCGCTGATAGTCCTGTATAGGTATGGTCTGCTCCTGCGAGCAACGGGGTTGACATGTCAATAGTGCTTGCATCTGAAAGACGCAAGATTGACGTTCCTGTAGGAATTTGAAAAACAGTTGTATCCGCATCGTTCTTAACGGTTACATCATTGGTGGAACCCTGCCCTGTGAGGATAAGTCCGCCACCAGCGGTGTACCCCATTGCAGCCTTATCGCTAGCAGCGGTATCTCCCAGTGGCTTAAATGTTGCGTCGGTAACAATTTCTTTTACTGCACCAATACCACCGTCAGTTTGAATTGAGCCGCTAGTCCCACTGGTGCTATCTGTCGCATCGTCGGTGCGAATAACACCCTTGAATGTTACGCCTGTAGTACCTGTTGGAACTCCAAAAACCTCGCCATCAGCGTCATTCTTAATGGTAACGTCGTTGGTGCTGCCTTGACCAGTGAGTATCAATCCTTCAGCAGCGGCATATCCTATTGCGGCAGAGTCAGAGGCGGCGGTGTCTCCGGCAACATTAACTGTTCCAGAGGCCGTAATATCACCAGAGGCCGTCAATGTTGCTAGGGCAAGATTGGCGGCAGCGTCTACTACAGCCGCGCCAGCACCCGCGCCATCACAATAAACAATGGCATTTTTGCCATTGGCCACAGTAACATTAGCGCCGCTACCTTGTGATAAAATGACCGAATACGGGCCACCAGCGCCGGAATCCGTCGTGGCATTATGAATTATGAAGAAAGCCTTGGTGGTATTAGGGGCAATTGTTACCGTACAAGTTGAATCCAAAGCCCCTGTGAATTTAATCACACGGTACATTCCGTCCTGAAGGTTCTCGGTTCCTGATCCCGGAGAAGCCTCTCGAACAGTTAGGGTATGCGTATCCGCATCTGTCGTTATGGCAACAGAGGTGTAGGCTGAAATACGATCTAAAATATCCCAGTTATGATTAGTTGTCGTACCCCAAGCCCCGGACTGATCTCCGGTCGCCATTTTTTCGATTCCGAGACTTGTTGAATATGTTGAAACCATAATCCTATTCCTATGCGGCTATCTGTGTCCAAGTTGGGGTTTGTGAAGCATCGATAATACCCCAGACATTAGGGGTTCCAATCGCGCCTGTTCCCGCAACACCCGTGAGCGTGAGGTTAGTCGCTCCTGCAATCGTGACAGAGCCAACCGCACCCGTCGCAGCAACACCTGTGAGTGTGACAGTATTGCTCCCCGTGATCGTGACAGAGCCAACCGCGCCCGTTCCGGCAACGCCGGTCGGGGAAGCCCCCGCGCCAGCGGCAGGAGTGACGGTGCCGATTGCGCCCGTTCCGGCAACGCCCGTGGGGGTAATACTCGCCGTACCGGTAATTGTAAGAGTGCCAACCGCACCCGTCGCAGCAACACCTGTGAGTGTGACCGCAGCACTTTGATAAACTGTGACAGCACCAATAGCGCCCGTTCCGGCAACACCAGTAAGTACGATATTCGCCGTTCCCGTAACCGTAACGGAACCAACTGCGCCTGTCCCAGCGACACCTGTTGGGGAAGCCCCGGCCCCTGCGGCAGGTGTAACGGAACCAATCGCGCCTGTTCCCGCGACACCAGTAAGTGTGGCACTTGCGGCTCCCGTAACCGTGACGGAACCAATCGCGCCTGTCCCAGCGACACCAGTAACATCAACTGGGGTTGACGATCCCCAAGTACCAGAACCCCAAGTACCACGTCCCCAACCTCCAAGGTTCGCCAAGGCGGCATCTCCTACCCAATTCTAATAATCGCGGTGCTAGCCCCAGCCGCTGGAAAAGCAATCGCGAAAGTTCCACCCGTGCTGGTTTTATCGCCACCAAAATCCAAAGCACACACTGCCGTATCGGAATCGGTGTTGTTATAAATCAAAGCGCCCCGCGCCGTGATGGTTGCCGTGGTGAAATTGATGTCAGCAAAATCTGTGTACCCGGTTGTCCCAGCACTGGCTGGATCTATCCGTGTCAGACTTCCGCCGCCCGTAGTGTAGCTCCCACTAGAGGCTACTTCTCCAGTAGTCGTAAGTGCCGTAGTGGCCGCACCCAAAGTAGCCGTAGTGCCGGACTTGCCGCCACTGCTAATAGCAAATAGAGCTAGCTTAAATGTATCTCCTCCAGAAAGAAGGAAGTTATGCTTGGCTTCCAACAATTCTTTCTTAAAAGAGGTACACATTGCCGTTGAAATAGCCATTTTAAAGGTTCCTTATATTAGCCGCCAATTCGGGGTAACCCGCACCCCTCAGTTTTGCTGCAATTGTCGCTCGATCCTGATTTACAGCATACTTCATGTAGAAAAGTATAGCCTCATACATTGTTTCTTTCAAGGCAAGAGCTTGCTCGCGGATAGGTTCCGGGGAATCCTTGGATACATGAAGAATCTTATCCATTGCCCTTTTAGCCACTTCTTCAACGGATAGCCCTCTGTGGTCAGTCGTCATTACCTCTATTTCCCCCACAGAAAAAGATGCGGTTATATCAAACACTTGAGGTCCCTCGTAACTTGATCACTTTATCATGCCTTCCGTATAGCACTAAATCATTATCTGCCGGTTCTGGAGGAGACACCATGGACTGTCGTGTAACGGTTAAACTACCGTCTTCAACGGACATGACCAGGGGGTCCTCTAATCTATGGTAACCGTACAATTTTTCCGCATCGGGCACATTTGTATCCAGAAGCGTTGAACTATACGCAATTTCAATCTGAATACCACGCGATATAGCGGTAGAAAGCCAAAATTCTGTACAGGCCCTACCCGCTTCCGCCATGATGATGTTGGATCTATACGAATAATCCATTCCGTAAAGATAAAGTTTGCCTACTTTATGATAAATAGCAAAGGCTATCGCATAGGGAACCGTGTTATTGAAATAACAAAGCCCCGTGTCCTTAACCACTTCCTCAAGTGGATATAAAACAGCACCGGGAACTCGTTCGTCTAAGGTGCAGGTATATATTGGACCTGGGTGTACTCCCAATTCCCTACGCATCGCATTTGTTTGCGGCCCTGCGTTTTCAGTTTCAAGAAAACGAGAGGCTGGGTCCATCATAAAAACACGATCATGTTTTATGGGCACCAACATGGAATTGATCGCCCAAACCTCATCGTAAGTCTTCCCATTAGCTAAAGAAGAAGTAAATTCTCCGTGTGTGCTACCAAGACCTATAATAGCAACGGACTTTTCTTTAAGGTTTTCTACCATTAAGTAACTTCTATCCTCACCCTGTCCTGACGATATTCCTCACTTGTTTGCTGCCCCTCTCCTAATCTCTTCAAACCCTGAAGAGATTCAAAATACCTGTTGTTATAAAAAGTCAGCAGATCCGGCTCCCCTTTCATAAAAACATAGGCTTCCACTAAACTTCCATAAAGAAGAGCTAATTCAGCATTATCCCCAAGCCACGTAGTTCCGTCACTCGACGCCGTTATCGAAGTTGGTCTAAAGAAATAATGAAGTTCCATGGTGAGGGCATCATTGGGAGTAGGAGCCAATAAAAAGGTTTCGTCGTTCCAATCCCCATAATATTCAGGCACACCAGTAGTGGAGGGATTGGGAGTAAAATCCTGTAAAAAAGTAACGTGTTTATAGAGCAGAAATTCGTTGCTGGAATCGTTCACTACACTCAATGAAAAAGGAGCGAGAAAATCACTTGGTTTGGACAGAAATTTAGTGGAAGCGGTCGTAGTCCCCTGAGAGTTCCTTCTGAACACATCTAATTGACACTCTTTAAGAATCCTCTCTTCCGCGTTTAAAATAAAACGTGTCAAATTGTTGTTAAAGGTCGTTTCTGAATTATCCGTGTAATCCTGAATCGCCGTTTTCAAAGTTGTGAATGTAAAAGCCATCTTAGGGACTCACTGTTATGGGGCCAGCGGAAGATTCTCCACCGCCACCTTTTCCCGCAACTCCGGATGTTTCCGAAGAACCGCTGTCACTAACATCAAAAGTATAAAAATCAGAATCTACCTTTGTTACAGAATATCCTGCTGCTGCTTCTATAACAGAAGATGTAAACCCGCTAGTTCCATCAGCGGCCCTTCCAAAACCCTCTACTTTTCTAAATCGTACTGTATCTCCTGTGGACCGATTATGACCGGGGCTGAAAACTTTAACCACACTGGAACCAGACGCTCCTGTGATAAAAGGGTTAAATCCAAGAAGAACCTCAACAGCCGGTTCCGTCCTGTCCGGACGTGCGTCACGCAAGGCTTGCGGATCCGCCATAAATTTTGGAACATCCAACTGAGGCTGTTTGGATTCCCACTCGTCATTCCCCACCAGGAAACCGTTCCACTCTTTTTTCATAGTCCTTAGTTTATAGGCCGCTCCGGACCTGTCGGAAATTCCCAAGGCATGTTTTTCAGAGGCATAGCGGGGCATTGTCAGACCGCCCTTAAAGAAGAAGCTGTGGGAACAAGTGTAAGAGGAACGCGATCCTGATCTTCACTGGCAGCCCTTACAAATTCTTCTTCATAAATGGATTTAAGAAGTTGCACACGCTCTGGTGACTTTTTGATCGCTAGATAATAAGCCAGCCCTGCCGAAAGACAGGGATAAAAACGCCAAGGCACCTCTACTGTATTAACAGAGGCATCCGCGTCATCTATCCTGACAATCCTATCGTATATAATTTGATCCGTGCTGTTTTCTGGAGAAGGCCAAATTCGATAAACCGGAGTTATCAAGCGGTCCACATAATATTGAATAACCCGCCCCGTCGTCGTTTTATCTGGAATACGAAGATAATCGTCTCTTCCAATTCGATTAATGGAAATATCGGTGCTGCTGCGNCGCACTACAGCAGACAAAATGTCCACAGAAGATTGAACATCACTTAGCGACGGGACAGAGCTGACTGTCGTAGTAGCACCGCTTGAAGAACCAGTAATGGTTTCCGCTGCTGTAAAAGTTCCAGATGGAACCGTTATAGTCATGGAAGTGGAAAGAGGCTTTGTTATAACAGAAGCAGTTACAGCACTGGTTCCTCCGGTAATGGTTTCACCGATAGTAAAACTGCTGCTATCCGCTACCGTTAGCGTAATAGTTCCCAGCGGATATTCAGTGATACCGGAAGCAACCGTTTGGGTCACTTCGGCTACCGTCCAGAGATTTAATCCTCTATTAGCCCAGTCCGCGAATAAAAGATTTAATGAT